CCGATGGGGTAGCAGCAGAGCCGTCAACCCCTGCAATGCCTGTCGTGCCGTTGATTGTGATAGGCATGGTTACACCCTTTCCGGCGCTACGGGCCAGACAACATCATGAGGGAAGCCAGACTGCTGTGAGATGTCCAGCAAGGCACGACGATATGCTGCCCACTCTGCTTGCTTCTCTGCGGTCATGTCAGCCCAGCGTAGGGGGTTGGAGACAATGGGATCAACAGTGTTCGTGAGGATGGTGTTGCGCGTAGCGCGGACAACCCTAGAGGCTTCCGCATCAGCCACTTCTTGTGTCGGTGGAACCCACTCAGAGCCGCCCCAAGTGTGCAGCGGGCTAGGGCGGATAGGAACCTCAATAGTCCCCTCTGGATACGCAGAAAGGTGTTCATCCGTAGGCGTGGAGATGGTCTGCCAGTAGCCGTTAACGGGGTGATAGAAGCCGTGTTCCATTATGCCTGTCCCTCATACCATGATTGCAGCACAGACCCACTGATTGAGTAGTAGTAGAGCGGAGGAACAAGCCCAATGGCAGTTCCGGGGGCTATGTTTGTGTTGAAGATAGTAAGGCTTGCGGACGAAGGCCCTACAGAAAAAGACTGCCCGTTGTTGCTGTCCCTAACGGACACAAAGAGCCACCCATTGGTGGTGTTCTGGTAGGTTGTGCCGTTTGCCCTAGAACCAGTTTTGTCAGTCAAGACTGCCGAAGCAAAGCCACGCGAGGTCCACGAAGGTGCTGCGCCTGAGCCGCCGGAGGTGAGAACCTGACCAGATGTGCCGTAGTTAGCTCCGCCGATGCCAATTTGACCAGTTGGCCCTATGCGGAGACGTTCAGCACGGCGGTCAGTTCTTGTTCCTGCAACTTGCGTTGACCATGACCAAGCAGAAGAACCATCAGTGTTGATGTCCGCTAAAAAATTAGCAACAGCCACGCCAAGTTCATTGCGGGCATCATAGTAAGTCCCGCCGTAAACTGATGCGCTTGATTGGTCGTTTTTTATGGCGAACCCTTGGTATGTGCCGCCGCCGGAAAACTGTGCGGCAGTGGCGCTTCCAGTGGCCACAACATCAAGCTTCGCGCCCCCAGATGTCACGCCAATCCCCACGTTGCCACTGCTGTCGATACGCATAGCTTCAACACCGCCCTCAGAAAAGGCGATGGTGTCAGCGGCAGGGAAGAAGATGCCTGTGTTGGTGTCACCAGTGGGGTAGATTGATGGCGCGCTGGCGCTGCCCGCAGGGACTTCGTTAGCCAATCCAGAGGTATTTATGGTCCCCGTGGCAGTGGGCAACGTCAAGGTGTAGTCCGTGTTGGTGTTGGGAGCCGCCACTGTAAGTGTGCCAGTGCCAGATGCGTTAGGTGCAAGGGTGATTTTTGACATTTAAACAATTGTCCAAACTGATCCACTGGGGATGGTTACAACAACGCCGCCGTTGATCGTCACAGGCCCAGCGGTCATAGCATTGTTTCCCGCCGTGATGGTATAGCTGGCCGTCACGGTCTGGCCGTTCTCGAAGAATATTGCGTCACTTCCGCCACCCGTAGCGCCGCCACCGACACTGCCCCACGCGGTGCCGCTGTAACCCTCAAATTTGCTGACAGTCGTGTTGAAGCGGAAGTAGCCCGCAGATGGGGATGCGTCACGGTTACCTGTAGTGCTGGCCGGAATAACCGCCGATCCAATCGAAGATGTCCTGACCACACGGTTGTCAATCTGGGTCTGGATGGCCGAGGTGACGCCCGAAACGTAGCCCAGTTCGGTGTCCGTGGTGGCCGACACCGCAACCTTGCCGGAGGCGTTTGAGATGACCGCCCTAGAGGCCGTCAGATCGCTTCCTGTGATGGTCGTGGCCGCGCCCGTGATGGTGGCCTGCGCCCCAAGGTTTGTCCGCGCCGTGGGGGCGTCCGAGGCCCCCGTGCCACCATCCGCAATGGCAAGGTCTGTGATCCCAGAAATCGTGCCGCCGTTGATGGTGGGGGACGTTAGGGTCTTGTTGGTCAGGGTCTGGCTGCCCGTCAGGGTGACGACCGTGCCGTCGATGCTAAACGTAGTGCCTGTCAGGGTCAGGCCCGTGCCAGCCGAGTAGACCGCAGTTTCCGCCATCAGCGCAAACGTGATGTTTGTCGTGCCGAAGGTAATGGTGCCAGCCGTGTTGCAGACATAAAGCTGGCCTGCGTAGGTGCCTTGGCTGACGAAGAAAGCATCACCCTGCCCAAGGGCTGTGGGGCTGGACGGCGCATAGGTGTTGGCGTCCGTGGCGCGGGTCATCACCCAGTTGGTACTGGCAGAGCCGACATTCGTCACGGTGTAGACGCCGTTGGTGGTTTGGTTGACAGACTGGTTTACCAAGATGCGGTCGGCCACAGACGCCGTGACGCCGCCAATAACCAGTGCCGCCTGCGTCCCAGAGTTTGTCAACGTGGCCCCGACACCCGCAGTGCCGTTGTTGTAGGTGGCGGTCAGCGTTGCGATTGTCGCAGCCCGAACGGGCGCGTGGTAGTGTACGCCAGCCGCCGCAATGGTATCGACGTATTCCTTGGTGGCCGCCTGAAGACCCGCTGACGGGTTGGCGTTCAGGAGAAGCGCACCCGTCATGGTGCCGCCAGCCCTTTGCAGCGCACCATCGGCCAAGATGCCCTGCGCCGCCGTGGCGTAGGCCGTTGCGTTGGTGGTTGCGGCAGTGCCAAGGCCAAGGTTGGCCCGTGAGGTGATTACGCTGGCAACATCGGAAAGGTTGTTGACAGACCGCAGGAAGCCAGAAAACGAGAAGTCCTGCATTTGGTTCAGGGTGACCCTGACCGAGGTTCCGGCCTGAACGGCTTCAAACAGTTCATTGCCGTCCAGCCCGATGGCGGCTGGGAGGTTTGGGATTTGAATAGATGCCATCAGATCAGTCCTGCCATTGGGGCTTCTGCGTCACCATACAACAAACACTGGTGGCTGTCACGGTGCGCGTTAGGCTGTCCCATCGGGCCACGCGGCCCATGAAGTCGTGTTTTCGTCCCATGCGTAGCGGTTGCCGTCTTCTGGATATGCAACAGGCGAAACCCAATCCAGAATGTTGTCGCTAAACGTCCACGATGGGAAAGGCTTTGGCGCTATGAAAGCATCATGGTTCTGGTCGTAGGCATAGCCTTGCCCTGCAAACCGCGCCCTAAAGTTGCCATTGTAGCTTGTCTGCACCCACGTTCCCCCGAATAGCGACTGACAAAAGGCAACGCCAATCGCCTCTTGCTCTTGCCCATTGGCATCAAGCAGTTCGGCATTGTTCACCACAATCACCCGCACGACGATGTTGTCGGCATCAAGTTCTGCAAAGTGTGCCATTAGAAAGTGATGCTCCCTGATCCAGTGAATTTGTAGACGTTGAAGCCAGCGTCAGTGGTTACAACAGGCGATCCTGTTGTGGCAGATGCTGTGGATGCAGTTCTGATGATAACAACCCCTGAGCCGCCAGTTTGAACCGACCCAGTTGAAGCGTTGCCCATACCTCCACCGCCGCCGCCTGTGTTTGCTGTTCCACTGGTTTGGCCACCAACACTGCCACCGCCATTACCACCGCCAGAAGTACCAGTTCCGCCTGTGCCATTCCACGAACCACCAGCGCCACCACCAGAATATCCAACAGATGTACCAGTGATGCTTGAGCTTACACCAATGCCACCCGCCGCCCCTGCGGCACTTCCACCATTAGGGCCAGCACCACCAGCGCCACCACCGCCGCCGCCAGAGTCAGCACTTGAAGTGCCACCATTAAAGCCCGCTGTTCCAGTGCCGCCTGCAAAAGTACCATGCCCACCACCGCCACCAGATGCACCGCTTGCACCTGCGGTGTTTTTGGAACCAGCACCACCTCCACCTGTTGCCGTCACGCCTAATGCTGACGAAGAAGTCCCAACGCCTCCTTGCGAGGGAAATACAGCGGCTGACGCAGCGCCCCCACCACCAACAGTAATGGTATAGGTAGTACCTGATAAAAGTGTAGTTGTGCCTGTGACATATTGTCCGCCACCGCCGCCGCCAGAGGCATCATAGCCACCACCGCCGCCACCGCCAGAAACAAGATAAGTTACAGTTGGGTTGCTCACTCTTGCCATCAAAAGTGCCGCAAAAACTGCTGACGCCATTTAGGTCACCCCTGCCCCAGAGCAAACAAACGTGTTTGAGGCAACGCACAATATGGTGGCAATGCCGCGCTGCGCTAAGGTTCTGTTTCCCGTAGTCGCCGAGCCAGCCAGATACATCGTGACGCTCGTTCCCTGCGTGATCGTCTGGGATGATGCGCTGTTGTTATAGATCGTCACGTTCTGCCCAGCGGTAAACACGCTGGCGTTGATCGTTATGCCGCCCGTGGTGATGTTGATCAGCTTGCCGTTGTCGGTGGCCGCAGGGACGTAAGCAGCGGTTTTGTCGCTGTTAACAAGATCACGAACGTTGCCAATTGCGTCACTTATCGCGCCTGTGGCGGTCAATGTGGCAACTGCTGTGGTTCCCGTAAGAGTAGGGGACGCCGAAAGAACCACTGACCCCGTCCCCGTGACAGAGCCAAAGTCGGTGAAGCCAAACTCCCAATCTGCGGCTGTGGTGGTTGCTGTGGCGATGCAGGTGACCATAGAAGTCATGCCAGCGATCACCGTGCAGACAAGGTTGCCGCCGGAGGAGTTGACCGTCAGGCTGCCCGTCGAATTATTAACGATGTGGAATGTCCACCCCGTGGTCAGCGTGGAGGTGACGGGCAGCGTGATAGTCTGGGTCAGCGTCCCCGTAAACAGTTGATACTGGCTGCTGGTGTTGGTCAGGGTTGTCGTGGCACCAGCCGTAGCCGTGGACGTGTAACCCATGATGCGGGCTGCTTCGGCTGGGGCTGTGGTGACACCAGTGCCACCGTTAGCCGCAGGCAAGGTGCCGGAAACGTCAGCGGTCAGGGAAACCGCACCAAAGGTAGGTGCGCCGGATGCGTTGCCGTGCAAGACCTGCGTGGTGGTGCCTGCGGCGCTGGTTGCCATTGCAGTGGTACTGCTACCATAAACTATGCCGTACTGCGTCAGGTTGCTTGCCTGCCCCGTGCCGCCGTTGCCAACGGGCAGGGTGCCAGACACATGGGTTGTCAAGCCAATCTTACCGTAGGACGGCGCGGCACCCACGCCGCCTGAAATGATCGCGTTGCCCGTGGCTACATCCGCAAGGGGAGATAGGACACCAGTGGTAGAGGCATATAGAATGTCACCAATGGTGTAGGACGACACGTTCGTGCCACCATTGGCTACAGGTAGTACGCCGGAAACATGCCCCGTTAATGTGACTTTTCCATAGGCTGGAAGGACGCCAACACCGCCAGAAAGCAACGCATTGCCCGTGGCAATGTCGGCAATCGGAGACAGGACGCCACTGGCCGAAGCCGCAATTAGGTCGCCAACAGCATAGGACGCAATGTTGGTGCCGCCGTTTGCCACAGGGAGAACGCCCGAAACGTCAGCGGTCAATGCGACCGCGCTCCACGTTGGCGCACCTGCGGCGTTGCCGTGAAGCACTTGGGTCGAGGTGCCAGCGGCGGTCGATGCCATTGAAGAGGTAGTGTTGCCGTAAATCACGCCATACTGGGTCAGGGCGCTTGATTGTCCAGTTCCACCGTTGGCCACGGGGAGGGTGCCAGAAACGTGGGTGGTCAGGCCGATCTTGCCATAGGACGGCGCAGCGCCGACACCGCCAGAGATCAGAGCATTCCCAGTGGCAACGTCAGCCAGTTTGGAAAACGTCTGCGTGGCCGATGCAAATAGGATGTCCCCAATGGCATAAGTGGCAATCCCCGTTCCGCCCAAGGATACGGGAATGGGAAACTCAAGCGGGTCTTGGCCAATGACAGCCGCAATGATTTGATCCAAACTGATCTTGACCGAAGTTCCGGCCTGAACCGCTTCAAATAATTCCGCCCCCGATAATCCAACGACAGCGGGGAGGTTGGGTATCTGTATGGATGCCATTAGATCGGTCCTGTCTCTGGAACTGTTGTGTTATTGTATGGCACATCAGCCACAGTTTCCAGTGGCGCGGTTTGCGCGGCAGGGTCAGTGCCAGGGCGTTGGTTCAAGCTGCCATCTGCAAAACCAGTTTGCTGCGTGACGCGGTTGTTGTCGTTTTCGGTGATACGGAAATCACCGCCAGGCACGGTGATGCCCGTCTTGGCGTTGACCGTGCTGCCCTGCGTCATGCGGTAGTCCGTCTCCGCCTGAATGAAGTATTCGGGGCGGGCGTTCATAATCACTGGCGGATCGGCTGGCAGTACGATGGCGCGAAGCTGTTGCTGCGGCGTGTCCGTGCAAGGGTCGCACACCAGAATGCGCTTGTTGATCAGCGCAGCGCCAGCCCAGTCGAACTGCCACGACAGGTCCACATGGTTATACCGCCCCCCACACCGATCACATATGGCGTGGGCCTGCGGGTTCTTTGTGCTTGTCCTTGCCTTACCAGACCGCGATGCGTAGCTCATCTGAAGTAGCCCCCAATCATCGGGCTGATGTAGGTGTTGACGGCTTCCACGTCTTGATCTGCGGCGATCTGGTAGCTCTCGTCGGCCTGCGCCTTTAGCGCCACGGCCATCTGGGGCTGCCAGATGCGGGCCAGACGGTAGGCCAGACCATCCGCAAAGCATTCCAGCCAGCGGTAGGGAATTTCGACATTTTCGCCATTTTGCAGATTGGAGTCTTGGACCTGCCGGACGCGGTAATACTTCAGGGTCGTGGCCGAGGAGCCATCCGGCACGGGCCACAGCGTCAGAGTGGGCGAGATCAAACGGTCAAACCAGTACGATGTAGGAAAGCCCTGCTGGTCCTTGTTTGGGTAGGAAGCGTATTCCGTGCGCGAGATCGGCATAATCACGCGGTCAGGGCCATTGACCGTGGTCGTATAGGCGTCCAGCACCATGATGGTGTTGCTATCCACGGCATAGGTGGATGTGCCTTGCACCAGTGGCACGGTGACCAGATCAACGGCCCAGAGGTTGACCCCTTGATTTGACCACCGCGACAGCATCATGTTCGTCGCCATGCGGGCGCTTTCCATATGCTCTTGCAGCACCGCAGCCGGACGGACCCCGATGTTCTGGTAGGCATACAGGACGATCTCGCCCAGCGCCGGATTGAACGCATATGTGCCGCTGGTGGTCATCTGATCAACACTTCCATGCTTTTAAGGACAGCGCCTTGCGTGTCGGCTTGCCCTTCTCGTCCTTCATCGGACCTTCCATGCCGCCCATTCTAGCACAGAAAGACTTCTTGCGGGCAGCATCTTTATCGGTCTTTGGACTGGGCGCTGGGGGCTTCAGGTTGTGACCTTCAGCCTTTGCAGACGCCCTGCCCTTTGCGTTTAGGCCACCCTTTGGGTCTTGGCCTTCCTTGCGGGTCCAAGCTGGGGTCTTCGCCATTACCGAATGCCAGCTTGTACAACGTACGCTGTAACGGTGCCAGTGCCGCCCGTGACGTTGATGGACAGCGCGTGGTGCGGGATCGTGATGGAGCCGTTGGCTGCCGCCGTCAAGGCAGAGAAACCAGATGGCGTGGCCCAGACCGAAGGCGTCCCAGTGGACGGATCATCCATCGAAATCTCAATGTTGTAGGTCGGGGTGCCAGTGATGGTGATCACCAAGCCAACGTTGAAGGGGTTTTGGAAACTGTCGGACGCAATGACGGCGCTGCGGCCAGTGTTTGTTCTTGAAATCGTGACGGGGGTCATCCTGCGTCTCCTGTTGAGGTGAAGGGGCCGTTAGGCCCCCCCTGTTACTTCGCTTTGGCGGCGGCTGCCGACATCAATGGCATACCATGAACTGCCTGACCACCAACGACATTCTTGCTGCCAGTGGTGACATGCGCGCTGGTATCTTCCGACTTAGAAGGTTTCCCCACCGAAACGGTGGTGTTGACCTTCATCGCGGGCTTTTTGTTACCTACGCGCATCAGGGCAGATCGTGCGCTTGGATGTAGCGGACGGTAATCGTACCAACGCCAGTGCCAGTGTTGGCTGACAAGACAAAGATGCGCTTGTCGGTGGTGCCAATGTCATCCCAGTTTGCGGTGCGCGTTGCGTCCGTGCCTGGGTTCAGGGCAACCAAACCAATGGCGCTGCCTGCACCGCCAACAACAAGTTCAGTTGCAGTGGCGCTTGTGCCAATGCTAAACGTGGTCGTTGCGCCGTTCCAAACAGTGGTGACCAGCATCTGGATGTTCAGGACGTGGCTGTTGGCCGGAAGCACAATGGTCGTGCCAAGCGCTGTTGCAGTCAAGGCTTGGGTGATCGGGTAGGTCTGCACCATGACGACCGAGCCAACGTTCTTGACGTCTTGGCCGAGGGTGGTGCCGGAGGTGTTGAGGATGTTGCCCGCGCGAATGGGGCCAGTGAACGTAGTCTTACCCATTTTGGGTTCCTTTGCACGATGTGGCCGCACTGTCTGTGCAAGGTCCGCTGGGCGCGGTCAGGGCGGCAATAAGACCCAGAAGGAAAGAAGGGGGCCGAAGCCCCCTCCATTTAGTTGTTTACGAGGGGGTTGAGCCAAAGATAGAGCGCCAGTTATAGTAGGCGAACGAATAACGCTCGTAGCCTTTAACCAACAAGTTATCTGTGACAAAATCCACTTGCATATCTGTTTCAAACTTCACACGCTCCATATAGGACAGGCCGTCGATGTTTGTCAGAAGGAACCAAGCCGATGCCGAAGTGAAGAAGTCGTTCACCATGTAGCCCTCTGGCAGACCGCCAGCGGTGGACATGATCGCGTTCACATCGTTGTCAGCGGTGCCAGGGCGCAGTTCCGTCTTTGTCAGACGAATTGCCACTGGTTCCAGTTGCGGCGGGACAATCAACTTCCGGCCACGGGCAAAGACCTTCAGGCCTGCCTGATCTTTGAAGTTGGTACGAATGGAGATCATGCCGTTCAGCAGGGTCGATTCGTTCAGTTCCACTTGGGTCGTGGGGGTGTTCGCAACCGTGCCACCGTCGATGGGGTGTGCGGTCGAGAGCAGTGCCACACCGTCACCACCGATTGACGCGTTGTAGGTCGTCGCGGTGTTGAAGATGTTTGCCGCGTAGATTTCCTTGGTCTGCTGGAAGCTTTCAATCAGACCGAGGTTTGACGGCTGGAACTGTGTTTTGTACAGGTTGTCGTCGATGGCCTTGCGAGTGATCGCGTAGCCCAGACCGATTTCAACATGCTCTTGGTTGTAGATGTAGCGTTCGCCAGCGCCGTTGTCGAAGGAGGTCTGGCCGCCTTCGGTCTTCAGTTGTGCGAAGCCCAAGAAGCGCATCTCAGCGGTGCGTTCCAGCGCCATCTTCGAATTGTGCTTGGTGAACATCTTGTCGTACTGAGATGGGATCATCTCGTACTTGCCCTCAATCCCACGGAGGCCGGGGAGCAGAAGGTCTTTAATCGCAGAAAGATTAACAGCCATTTCTTAGCTCCTTACATGCCAGCGAAGTTGCGGGGCATAGCGTTGTTGAAGCCGACCACGATCTCGTTGTAGCCGGAGGTTGCATCGTTGCCGTTGATGCCCGAAAGCGGCGCGGCTTGACCTGGCAGGTAGTTTGCCAGAGCGATGATGCGGAACGGGAGTGCCGCGTTTGCGCCCGTCACACCAGCCGAAGACAGGGTGTACTGGTCGGCAAACATGGTCGAAAGGCCATTGGCGGTTTTGCCGTTGGTTTCGCCCGTTGCGGTGCTGTCCTGCCAGTTAAAGCCGATGTTCTCGCCGACTTGAGCTTGACCCACTGCGGTGGCGGTGGTGTTCGAGTTCGCCGTCTGCACGATGAAACGAGCGTTCGGGTCGGTGATGACGTAGGCTTCGACATCGTTGGTGGTGTCCGAGCCGGGCCAGTAGTTGGACCAGACGGTGCGCTTCTGCGATGTGGACAGGTACTTGCAGCCAGCAAACACGCCAGCGACAGGAACGTAGACCGTAACCACGGGGGTCGAGGTTGCCGAGGTTGCAGCCGCCACACCAGTGCTTTGGACGACGACAGTGGTGGAGGTGGACGAGATGATCGTGAACACACCGTTCGGGACGCCAGTGGCGTTGCTCACAACCACAACGCCGCCAACGGGCGGAGCGTAGTTGGTCGATGCAAAGGTCGGGATGTTTGCGGTCGAGCTTGAGATCGCGGTGAACGTGATCGTCATTGCACCAGTTGCCACAGTGGCAATACCAGTTGCAGCCACCGTCAGGGTGACGGGGCCAGTCGCCTGAGCGATGTAGCCAGTGCCAACGCCAGTGGCGTTATAGGCTTGCATGACGGGGTCATTCAGGAAGATGGGGGTCGTATTGCCAGAAGCAATGGCCGCCATCGTCTGCTCATAAGTCGGAGCAGAACCAGCACCAGAGTACTGGGCAAAACCGTTTGGCGCAAAGGTGTTCGCCATGTCGGATATCTCCTTTTCAGGAGTTCCATCATCGCGCACCGGGGCGAGGGTAGAACGGGGGGGATTGTGCAACCTCCCACACCGAGGGGAGATAAGCTCACAATATACAGGAATTTGTCTGGTTGTCTAGTGGCCAAGGCGACCGTCAAGGAAACGGCCCCTTGGCTTGCGGTGTTAGCTTCTGGCTCTAGGTAGAAACAGGCACTTGCCGCATTACCGCCAGCTACCCGCTGGTCAGGGATTTGAAGAGAGGGTTTTCTTCACCCAGAGCGCATGGACCGTGGTGTCCTGCCTTTTCTACCCCCCACTGGGCTTGATCTTGTGCAGGCCTCTCCCTGCGGTCACCGTTCCGACCTTACGGTCTGGCTGTGGGAGCGACCCACAGTTCTCTGGTTGCGGAGGGAGGATTTGAACCTCCGGCCTTTCGGGTATGAACCGAACGCGCTACCACTGCGCCACTCCGGCAAAACTGGTTGACCGTCTTTCCGGCCTGTCAGCCCCGCTACGCAGAGCATGTCCCAACCACGAGACTGCGGCAGAGTGTTACTCTTTGTTTGTGGGTTTGTCAACGTCTGGGAGGAACACTGAGACGTGTGGCTCCAATTTGTCCCAAGCTTCTTGGATGGCGGGCGTCCCCTCTGATCTGATGACCTTACGGAGACGCTCTATGTATTTGTAGATGGTGATGGGCTTAATCATTCGGGGATCGGGATCGCCTCGTACTTCTTGCTGATCTTGACCAGCGGGTCGCCCTTGTTTGAACGGTCAAACTCGCCGCCCTTAGCATTGGTCAACTGGGCTTCCTTGTCGCGCATCTGCATACGCGCCTTGCGAAGTTCAGCGTTCTTGGCCTCTTGGGTGATTTCCAGCGGGCGCTCCATCAGCACCATGCCCTTGCGGGTGATCTCAGCGCCCTTGTACCCCATTGGCATCAGTTCGGGGTGGCGTGACGCCGGAACGCTTTCCCAGCCCTTGCGGGCCAGCGCCACTTGGTGGGCGGGGTCTTCAGCGCCAAGGATGGTGCGGGTCTTCCATTCGTAGGACCAGCCCTCTGGGATGATGCCCAATTCGATGTAGTATTCGTCGGTGCCATCGTCGTTCAGGTCGGCGGCATGGCCGCGCAGTTCTGCGGCACGGCGGGCAGCGCGGTCGCGTGGGTCTTCTGCGGTGGTGGCGTTGGGGCGCATTTCGGGGCGGAGTGTCATTGAATTTTCCCTTCCTTCTTGAGGGCCACTTTGTTCTTGGCATAATCCTCTGGTTTCATTCCCATCATCTCGGCCATCTCACGCTCTGCGGCAGAAAGACGCACCACGTTAGAGCTTGCAGATTGGCCTCCGCGATTTGCAGGTGCAGCGGCGGGGGCAGCGTCACGGCGGCGGACGGCCTTTGCAGCGTACTGGTCATCAGTGTCGTTCTGCGCGGGTTTAGGCGTCACCTTTAGGGTTTCTTCGATGGCATCAAAGTATTCGTCGGTGTCTGTGGGGATGCCATCGGCCACGGCGAGGTTGTGGGCGGCGATCATCTTGGCGTTCAGGCGCTGGTCACGCACAAATTCGGGGTGCTTGCGGACCCAGTCGGCGCTGCGGGGCGACAGGCGGCTTGCAAAGTCCTCCACGGGGTCTGTAGGGGGCATCTGCGGCTCAGGTTGGCGCGGGGCGTTCTCCATTGCCTCCTTGCCGTTGTTCAACTGGAGCAGTTTGGCCTCGTTGGCCGACATTTCCCGTTGAATTTTGGTCGCGCGGTCAAAATCACCACTTTGCAGGGCGTAAGTGTGCGCCTGACTGAGCAATTCGATGTCCCGATTGACCGTGTCGATGGCATTTACCACCAGTTGCAGGTTTGTGTCGTCCACTTCGCTCTTGGCGCGGTGGGTTTCACGGTTTGCCTGATGCACTTGCTGTTCCGCCCTGATGCGGGCGGCCTTTTCTTCGGACAGTTGGCGCTTTAGCTCCGTGATATACGCAGGTTCTTCTTCCTGCGGGGCCTCAACGGCCTCTGGCTCCTCTTCTGGGGCTAGTTCCAGCGTGATGTCATCATCTTCTGTCATGGTTTTGCTCCTCAATACACAGAATCGGGGTTTTCGACCCGACCTTTGATGTTCACGTCATCAAAAATCCGGCAAAGGACGTTGTTTACGGTGATGGACCAGCCCTCAGACGGGCGGAAAATCAGCCAATCATGCTCATGGAACTCCATTCCGTTGAACCAATTGCCGTCCTGTTCGAACGCCAAGGGGCCACGCTTGACCAACAAACCAACCTTGGACTGGTATTTGTCCTCATCAACGTGGCTGTCCGTAAGGATTAGGCCACTTTTAGTTTTGGTGGGGCGCAAATAAGTGGCTAAAAGCACTTGATTGTGGAACAATTCTACATTAGAAATGTCACCAAGTGCATCTAGGATGGTTAGCTTTGGGTCTTGTTCGTGCAACATGGGCATATGCGGCATGGTTAATCCTTCAGAGGGTTTTGTTGACGATTGTCTGCGCGTCATCGCAAAGTTCGATGACCAAGTCCAACGCGGCGATCTTACCGACCGCCTCGCGGTATTCTTCTATTGATGTGATTGAATGCCCCCCAACAATGTTGGTGGCCAGATGATGTCGCTCTTCGCTTATCAGCCTTCGAAGCTCACGTTCGAAAACGCTGCTTGCCGTCTGGATCATTCTAATCACTCATCATTGGTGTGACCCCCGACAACATCTGGAGAAATGTCGGGGGCCACGATTAGGCGCAGGGAGGGCGCGCCTTATGCGTTCTTACCATACTCGTCAACTTTTTCAAGGCGACCTTTGCCACCGCCTGCCCCGTACTTCATTTTGGGGTAAACCTTACCGCCATCCTTGCGTCCCATCATTGGCATCGGAGCGCCAGGAGGGGGCGGCGTGGGGCCAACACCAGACGCACCAGCCATAGCAGCGCCTAGACCTGGCGGCAGCGACATGCGGGGGGGCGAGGGCGGGGGCATCATCGGGGGCGGACCACCAACGGGCGGCATCGGGGGCATCGGCGGTTGGATACCCATAGGCTTGTTGGCGCTGTGGGGCATCACGTTGATGCTGATGTTCGTGGTCCCCTTGGCGCGGCCACCAGTGGCAC